GGTCATTTTGTTCATAAATCTGAGTTTGAAGCAAAACACCCACAATTAGAATTAAAATCAAGATCAGGTGATTCTCAAGGTTTAAGAGATGCAAGACCTGCAAGAACAGAAAATGAAGTTGCTGCTTTGTTAGGCAATAATCCTTTTTCTATTACTGCAAGTTCTCAAACAATTACAGTCACAGAAATAAATCATGGCAGAAGTTCAAGTGATACTGTAAGATTTAGAAATGTTAGAGGGAGCCCTGGCGGAGTGTCTGCATCTACATTTGAAAATTCTTCAGGATTTAGTATAACAGTTACAACAACAGATAAATACACTTTTAGTTTGGGAGCAACTCCAAGTGTAACAGAAAAAGGAGGAGGACCAACTGTGTCTGCAGGACCAGTTAGTCTATCAGCATAATGGCAGGATTAAGTGCATCAGGATTAAAAACACAAATAAGAAGTTACACAGAAGTAGACTCTACTGTATTATCAGACAGTGTATTAGAAAACATCATCTTAAATGCACAATATAGAATTTTTAGAGATGTGCCTATAGATGCTGACAGAAAAACATCTACAGGTAATTTTACATCTGGAACAGGCACCGTGCTTGTACCAGCAGGGGCTGTATTTATTAGAGCAGTGCAGGTTTATACTGCAACTGGTTCTACTTTTACTGGTGCTAATACCTACCTAGAAAAAAGAGATATTACATTTTTAGAAGAATATATTTCAGCAACAACATCTACTGGAACACCAAAATATTATGCAATGTTAGATACAGGGGCAACTGGAGAAAGCTCATCAAACTCTGGATCTATTATTGTATCACCAACACCAAGTGCAACATTTGCATACAAAATACACTACAATGCAGCGCCAGCGTTATTAGAAAATGATGACACTAATTATATTAGTATGAATTTTCCAAATGGTCTGCTATATTGTTGCCTAGCAGAAACCTATGGTTTCTTAAAAGGTCCAGCTGACATGCTGCAATTATACGAACAAAAATATCAAAGAGAAGTACAAAGATTTGGAGGAGAACAAATAGGTAGAAGACGAAGAGATGACTATACAGATGGCACAGTCAGAATCCCAGTCAACTCACCAACACCTTAAGGATTAAATTATGGCATCAACATTTTCAGATCTAGGTATAGAACTAATGGCAACCGGCGAAAATGCCGGTACATGGGGTACAAAAACTAATACCAATTTACAAATAGTAGAAAAAGCAATCGCTGGTTATGTAGAAAAATCTATTGCTGGTGGTGCACAAACAACAACTTTATCAATTACAGATGGTGATACGACTGAGTCAACATCTGTTGCAAGACATGCAGTTATAAAATTAACTGGAACTATTACAGGTAATCAAATTGTAACTGTACCGGATTCAATTGAAAAAGTTTATATTGTGGTAAATGGAACATCAGGATCTTTTACTGTTCAATTTAAAACTGCATCAGGAACTGGTATAACTTTTGGTGCATCTGATAAAGGAACAAGATTACTATTTTCTGATGGAACAAATATTGTAGACACTGCAACAGGTAATGTTGGATCTTACGATTTAAATGGTGAGACATTAATTTTAGATGCTGATCAAGATACAAATATTACAGCAGACACAGATGATCAAATAGATATTGCTATAGCTGGAGCAGATGATTTTCAATTCACAGCAAACACATTTACAGCTTTATCGGGAAGTACAATTGCAACAAATACAATTGCAGAAACAACATCTGGATCTGGTGTAACGATTGATAGTGTTTTAATTAAAGATAATAAAGTTGATGTTAACGGAACAGCTGGTGCAATTATATTAGATGCTGATGCAGATACACATATAGGCGCAAATACAGATGATGAAATTTTATTCACTGCAGCAGGAGAAGCTCAATTAAAAATTACAGATGGTGCTATATTACCTAGCACTGATGATAATATAGATTTAGGTAGTTCTTCAGCACAATTTAAAGATGGATTTTTTGATGGAACTTTAGAAGCAGATGCTGTTACTGTTGGTGGCACAGCTGTTTTAACTGGTGGTGCAGTAACATCTATAACCTCTATTTTAAATACAAGCTTAGTTGTCGGAAGAGATGCAGATAATGATATAGATTTTGCAACAGATAATAATATTTTATTTAGAGCTTCTGGTGCAGATCAAATTAAATTAGTCGATGGTGCTTTAGCACCTGTAACAGATAATGATGTTGATTTAGGAACATCTAGTTTAGAATTTAAAGATGCATTTTTTGATGGCACAGTTACTACAGATGCATTAGCTGCAGATACTGCTAATATAGATGGTGGTTCTATTGATGGTGCAACTCTTGGTACAAACAGTGCAATTACACAAGCTGTTATCGATAATATAAATATTAATGGTGCAACTATAGGTCATACTTCAGATACAGATTTATTAACACTTGCAAGTGGTGTATTAACAGTTGCTGGTGAAGTATCCATGACTACACTAGATATTGGTGGAACTAATGTAACTTCAACTGCAGCAGAGTTAAACATATTAGACGGTGTAACTTCAACAGCAGCAGAGTTAAACATCTTAGATGGTGTTACATCTACAGCAGCAGAGTTAAACATATTAGACGGTGTAACTTCAACGACAGCAGAATTAAACATATTAGATGGTGTTACATCTACAGCAGCAGAGTTAAACATATTAGATGGAGTTACATCTACAGCATCTGAATTAAATTTATTAGATGGTGACACTTCAGTTGGTAGCTCTATAACGATAGCTGACTCTGATGGAGTTGTAGTTAATGACGGTGGAACTATGAAAACTGCTCCTGCATCTGATTTTAAAACTCTTGTTGGTGCTGCAGCTGGTGCTTTTTCTATAGCTAATTTAGATATAGATGGCGGCACAGATATAGGTGCTGCATTAGCAGACGCTGATTTATTAATAGTTGATGATGGTGCTGGTGGTACAAATAGAAAAATGGCAGCATCTAGACTTCAAACATATATTGAGGGTAAAATTAGTGGTGATATTACAATATCAAGTGGTACAGCCGCAATAGGATCTGGAGTAATTGTTAATGCAGATATTAATTCATCAGCAGCTATAGCAGATTCTAAATTAGATACGATATCAACAGCTAATAAAGTTAGTTTAGCTGCATTAGATATTGATGGTGGGACAGATATAGGAGAAGCTATCGTAGATGCTGATTTATTTATAGTAGATAATGGAGCAGGTGGTACAAATAGAAAAGTAGCTGCCTCAAGATTAACAACATATATTAATGCTAATGCTAATTTTGCATCAGTCGGAAAAGCTATTGCAATGGCGATCGTATTCGGATAAAAGGAGAATAATATGGCAACACCAAATATAGTAAACGTAGCAACAATTAATGCTAAAAATTCAACTGCTAATCTAACAGATACAAATAGAACAACTGCTATTGATGTAGCAGCTGATAAAGTTGCTAAAGTAAATACAATTTTAGTTGCAAACATCGATGGATCAAATGCTGCTGATATTACAATTGAAGTTAGTGTGGATAATGGATCTAACTACGTTAAAATTGCAAATACAATATCAGTTCCAGCAGATGCAACATTAAGTTTTTTAGAAAATCCAATATACTTAGACGAAACAGATATACTTGCATTTACAGCGTCAGCTGCAAATGATTTAAGTTTTTTCGTATCTTATGAAGAATTAGACGACGCGTAGGAGGTACTATAGGCTATGGCAAATGGCGGAATAATAGGACCAATAAACTTAACGTCTAGAGGTAAAGATACTGTCACAAACAAAACATCCTCAGGAGATGTAACATTACAATCAGGAACAAGAGTTGTTCAAGCTTTAATAGTAGCAGGAGGAGGTGGTTCATCTTCTAATGGAGCTGGAGGAGGTGGTGCAGGTGGAGTAAGAAATTTAGAAGTAAATGCAAAATTAAGTGTAACAGCAACAGTGGGTGGAGGTGGAGCTGGAAAAAGCACATCTGGGACAAGAGGATGTGCAGGAACTGCTTCAACATTAGTTGCTTGTTCTGTTACATATTCAGCATCGGGTGGTGGCTTTGGAGGTTTATCTACTGGAGCAGGTGTACCTAGATCAGGTGGCCCAGGAGGATCTGGCGGTGGAGCACAACAATTTTCATCTGGATGTGGAGGTTCAGGGGGTACAGGTAATGCAGGTTGTTTTAGTCCACCTGAAGGAAATAATGGTGGTCAAGGTATACCTTGTGGTGGAGCCGGAGGTGGTGGAGGAATCGGTAGCGTTGGCGCTAACGCTTCTGGAAGCACAGGCGGTAATGGTGGATCAGGAACAGATTTTTCTCCAATTTTTTCAGGATTACCTAATTCAGGAACATTAGCTGGTGGTGGTGGCGGGGGAGCTGAAGCACCAGGAGGTGCTACAGGAACAGGTGGCACTGGACAAGGTGGTGGTGGTAATGGAGCAGGAGATGGCTCAAATGCAACAAGTGGAACTGCTAATACTGGTGGTGGAGGTGGAGGCGGCGGTGGAGGAGACTCTACTCAAGGTGGTAGCGGTGGTTCTGGACACATATCAGTAAAAGAATTAGATAAAGCGTCAGGTGTTTGGCGATTAGGTGATGTTATAGATGCATTAGATGAAGGAACATGGCCTAAGAGAGAAGCAACAATAGATTACATGGTAGTCGCTGGTGGTGGTGGCGGTGGTGGCCGTAGAGGTGGAGGAGGTGGTGCAGGAGGTTATCGTGCATCAGGTTTTGGACCAAGTCCATTACAAGGTTCAGCACTAGGATTAGGATTAGGAAGTTATGCAATAACAGTTGGAGGCGGCGGTGCTGGTGGTCCAGCAGGATCAAATAATGGTATCGCTGGGTCAAATTCAGTATTTTCAACCATAACATCAGCAGGTGGTGGTTTAGGTTCAGGAGCAACTCCAAGAGCTGGAGGAGATGGTGGATCAGGTGGTGGTGGTAGAGGTGGTGGTAGTGAGCCATCAGCAACAGGAGGATCAGGTAATACACCTCCAGTAAGTCCACCTCAAGGTAATAATGGTGGATTTGGTGGATCACCAAGTAATTGTGGAGCAGGTGGTGGTGGAGGAGCTACAGCAGTTGGACAAGATAATCAACCTAGTCATAGTGGTGGTGATGGTGGAGCAGGAGCTCCAAACGCAATTACAGGATCTACTACATCATACGCTGGTGGTGGAGGTGGTGGAGCATGTGAGCCTCAAAGTGGAACTGGTGGTTGTGGTGGTGCAGGTGGTGGCGGAAATGCAGCTAAAGGTGGAACAGCAGCAGTTGCAGGAACTACTAACACTGGTGGTGGCGGTGGAGGTGGTGGTGAAACTACACAAGCTGCAGCAGCAGGTGGTTCAGGTATTGTAGTTGCTAGAACATCAACAACAGGAGTTTTCTTTACAACATGTAGTGCATGTGCA